ACGAAGGCCGCGATGTCAATCACAGCCTGCTCGAGCGAGGTCTCGTTCAAGTCAGCGTCAGTCGCAGGGCGGTTGCGGTTCGTAGTCCCGCTCACCGTGGGGTGCGCAGTGTTGAACAGCGTGACGCCGTCACCGCCGGTAGCGGTGGTAAAGCCGGTGTTCAACAGCGACGCTGCCTTGACCTGCTTGGTGTACGACATAGCCCGTGCGAGCGCCTTGGTATAACGCGCGGAGAGCGAGTCATACAGGTTGTCTTCCATAGCTTCCTCGGTGATCGAGAAACCCATGGCCACTGTCTCGTGGGTGTAACGAGCAGTGTACGACTCTTGTGCGTTGTCGTACGAGATCGCCTGACCTTCGTTCTTGACCGGTGCAGCACCGAAGCCCGAAAGTTTGGTTTCCTCTTCGAACGAACGCTCGGAGGTTTCGGTCTCGTAGATTTCCGCATGCTCGTTTTCGTACTTATCGTACTCAAGTCCGAACAACGCGTTGAGGCCGGGTAGTAGCTCTTTTAGGAGCTGGGCGCGTGAAATAGCCATGTGTTATGCTCCTTATGCCACGCCAAGGCCGGCAGTATACGCATGGGACGACGGATTGAACTTTACAATCACATCGGTGAATGCGTCACCTACGGTCGAGGAAGTGCTTTCTACAAAACCAACGATCTTAAACGCGATCGTTGCGGTGGCAGCCGAAGTGGCGACATCCAAAGCGACTTTGGAGTTGCCTGTCGCTGTGTTGCCGGCGGTCTGATTCACACCCATGTTGGTGTGCAGCAGGGCCTGCGCAACAGGCGCGTCAGCTTGGATCGCGAACAACGTGTTCGGATCATCTACGACGTACGCAACCGCGTCTGCCGCTACGGTGCCCGTGGGCCAGTAGTTGCGGGTTGTGAAGCCGTAGGTCGCATCGGTATAGGCACAGCCTACGAAGACGCCGACCGTACCGGCTGCGAACGCGTCAGCATTTGTGCCGACATTGGTCACCTTCGTGATGGTGCCGTCGGTGTGTACCTGAACGACATCGCCATTGAAGATGTTGGCCGCGTAGCCGGATGCAATCTTGATCATACGTGTGGAGCCCGCGAAGGGAGTACCACCAATCAAGTTGATCGGGCGAAGGCCATAGGGAGAAGCTGTAGTAGCCATGATAGGTCTCCTAGAAGGCGGGGATCACAGCAAGCAACGGATGCTACTTGCCAAACGAGGTGCGTGAAGACCGTTCTGGTTTCAGTACGGGCATACGGGGGTCGGAGTTACGCATGTAGTTGTTGTCAACCGCATCCATTGCGCGGTTGGTTTCCTCTAGCTGAACCTCAGTACGAGATTCTGCGATGTCCTCCGAGATTGCACAGAGAAGGAGCCCACCCACTTCGATGTTGTCCTTGAACCGGGAGTCCAAGTCCGAAACGAGCTTCATCTCAGGGTGATCTGTGGCTTTGACCGGGGTGTAACCCTCACGGAAACGAGTAGACACATTGGGGTTGTCTGAATTACCCAGTAGGGAGGTGCGAACCCAACGGAACTTCAATCCGTCACGGGCTTCGGGGGTGGGTAACGCCGATGGACGAGTCCATGTCTTTTTGCGCGCTGTTGCTTCGCGAGTCTCAGAGGTCCGGGGGGTACGATCAACCATTTTTGGCATCCTTCAGAAGTTGCGCCGCATACTGTTCGGGCTTTAGGCCCAGCCGCTTGGCGAGAGCGGCCTGTGTCGAGGTCAGTTTCACACGGCGTGGTGAAGGCGCGGAACGTCCCGCAGAGGCCACCACGTTAGCCGATCTCCGCTGGGCGGGAGCGACCTCGACCCCCCGCGCGTTGGAAAACTCGTCAGCAAACCGTCTCCGGACTGCTGTATCGATGCCAGTATAGTACGTTTCACTGTTCGTATCAACACCTTCGCGTACAAGGCGCTCATGGACACCCAAAGCGAACCCAGTCATCTCACTGTTCTCGCCGTACCAGCTGTTATTCTCGAGCCACGTCTTCTGCCGCGCGTCCAGTTTTACTTCTGGTTGCTTGGCCTGCTGCGGCGCCTGTTGCTGTACCGCGGGCTCTGCCGCGCGCGGGGCGGGGCGGTAGTTCTGCAGTTGGGTCAGCCTACCCTGCAAGTCGATAAGACGCGACTGCGCGTCGACCAACTTATCCGAGTCGCCCAGCTCATACGCCGCTTTATATGCGGCTTTGGCGTTGGCCAACTCCATCTCGACCCGGCCTTTGGCCTGATCTACCACGGCTGACTGGCCGTGCATCAGCTGGTCCTGCAGTTTTGTGTTTTGGTCGTGGACAGCCTTGGCGTACTTCACCGCCTCTTCGCGTTCGCGGGACGCTGCCTCGCGTTGGCGGGCCGCCTCTTTCGCCTCGAACGTGAGCTTCTTGATGCGTTTCTGCACCGACTCGCTGTAATTTTCGAGGTCGCCCTCGTCGGGGATATCCGCTTCGTTGGTCGGCTCCGCGCGCCGTGGTTTCTCGTCCTCGGCTACGTCGTCTACGATCTCGATCTCCAGCTCGGCGTCTTCGTCGAACAGGTCGTCGGCCTCTTGGTTTGCTTTCGTATTCATATTCATGCCCTCGCAAATCCGCGGGGATCATCTACCACCGCTTCTACTGTGTCGTCATTGATCAGGCGGAACTCTTTGCCGCCAATCTTGAACCGAGTGCCCGAGTACGAGCGGAAGATCACGAAATCTCCCTCTTTACACCATGGGCCGCTCGAGAATTTGTTGGCGTCCGAATACGCATCCGCACCTACCGCGATAACCATCCCGATGATTGACGCCGTCTGTTCTGCGTTCTTCATGCTATCTGGGCGATATACGCCACCCGTGGTCTTCTCTTGCACGTCCAGCGTCGCAATGAGCAGGTGGTACCCCACCGGGGTCGGAAGTTTGAGGCGTGTCGCCTCGTCTAGTGGTGTTGGTTCGTACATCATATACCTCGTGCAGCGGTTTCGGCCCGCTGTAACCGTCGCCAGACTACCCGGCATGCGCTACAATATGTAGCGGTTACTCAGTCCTCAATATACCTCTGCTCGATTTCTGTAATATCGGCAAGCATTATCTCGATCGCCTCTACCTTTGCGGTAGCCTTTGCGTACTGGACGTAATCCTTAGCGCCCCCGGCTAGAAGGTACTCGGTTACCTGCTCTTTGTACTCGTTCATGCGGCGACGAAGGGCCTCTAGTTCGTTCACTGTCCACCTCCCTGTGGCTTGGTTGCATCTCTGATGATCGCTTCGGCGGCTTTAAGGCCCATCTCGGCGCCTTTCTGTTTCTCCGCGCTGGACTCCTTACGGATGTCCGTCGCCAGCTTGGCCCCGATGTTAGCCCCCGCGCGCCGGTCTTCGGATTTGATCCGATCGGCCTGAACTTCCACGTTCGCCATGCGGATTTCGGCGTCCAGCTTCAGCTTTTCTAGGTCCATGAGTGCATCGTGCTTGGCCTGCGCTTCCTTCAGCGACACCTCGCGTTGCTTGATCTCCAGCTCGGCGCGTTGAATTTGCGTGAGTGGGTCTTGGGCCGCCTCTTGGGCCGCCTGCGTCGCGGCTGCCACTTGATTCTTCTGCAGCAGCTTACCGGCTGCGGCCGCTGTGAGGCGCGATATCTCGCGCTCCACATCTTCAGGCAGCGTATCTTCCGGGTCTGGCATCTCTACGCCCAGCTGTTGCTGGATTTCCACGCGGTACTGCATCGCCACGTGCTCGGTGATGTGTGCCGCCAATGCGCTCTGGATAGCTGCCGCAAACGGTGACTGCCCCACAAGCTGCGTGATCTTGGGGTCTTGGGCCGCGGCCAAGTGCACCGCTATGTGCGCCTCGTGGTCCTGATAGGAGAACGCCTTGATCGGCTCTTGCTTCAGGATCGCCATGTTCTCGGTGACTGGGTCCTTCGCCTTGATGTCTTCGGGCAGCTTGATGATGTCGTCCGCGTCTTGGATGCCCAGTACCTCGAGCATCTGACGATGCAATTTGCCAAGGTCATACAGCTGGGGCGCCTGTTGCGCCAACTGCAACGCCGCTTGATACTGCACAACCCGCTGCGCCATGGTGGCGGCATTTGGGTCAGACACCGGTACGACATCGACACTGCGGTTAAAGTCGTCTACGCGGCTGAAATCGCCCTCGATCTGGTAGTCGTACTGCGCCGGCATGTAGTCGTGGATCACCGACGCGATCAGCCGCAGTTCACGCTTCAGCGACGCGTGCAGGCGCGCTTGTACGCCGGTCATCACTTTCATGGACCGCTCGAGCAAGGCCAGTGTGGTACCTACTGGCGCCTCGGGGTTCATGTTGCCCACTTGCACGTCAGCCACGGAGCCGATGCGCCGGCCTTCCTCAACCACGTTGCCGAGTAGCTGATACAAGACTGCGGACGGCTCTTTGTACGGGAGCGGGAACAGCGACTCGCGCAGTGTCCCCCCGCCCACGTCTACGTCACGCCACTCGCCGGGCTGTAGCGGGGTGCCGTCACCTTTAATCCGCATGCCACGGGCCTTCAGGCCTGCAGGCAAGTTCGACAGCGTACCGGCATCGATGAGCTGACGCATGATCGATGTCGCGGACTTTGCAAGCCCACCAATCATATGGATAAGGCCAGTGCCGTAGAACCCCATGCCGGGCAGGTACCGATAATGCACAAAGTGCATGCGCTTCAGTTTGCGCTTGTCGTCGTCGTACCAATTCCTACGGATTGCCAGAATCTCGCGGGACGACTTGTCGATCGTGACCACATATGGCCGCGGGATGCCGTCTGGATCGTCGTATTCCTCGGGCATGTTCATCGTCACGTGCATTTCCAGCACTGTGTGCCGGTCATCGTCGTCGATCACGGCCTCTTCGCCGTTCATCTCGTCGTATTTCTCTTGGATGTCGGACAGGTCCGCTGTGGGTTCCGGTAGCTCCACGTCACGGTAGAACCCCCCGGCCTGCAGCTTCATGATCTCGATCGGCGTCTTCTTCATCACGTGCGTATAGCGCTC